AACAGCCATCCAGCGTTTCCATTTACGAACGACGTTAGCCATTTGTGGCGGCAAGTTGCAGAGCGTTGCAGCGGTTTAGCCAACCTTTTAAAAACACGCCCTGAGTTGCGTTCCTGTCAACGATCCGGCGGTAATATTCGCGACGCAAATCGATAATGTTTAGAGCGATAGCGATTGAGTCATTGTTCTTAAGTGCGTGCTCAACGTCCTTTAGTGTCTGCGGCCCAAAGCCCCCGTCGACTTTCGAGCCCACAGCTTTTTGCAACAGCCTGGTTGCCCCGCCCACGCCAATGTTTACGCACCCGTCAAAGTGGACTAAGTCGAGCGGTGCAGGCAGTTGCCCGCATTTTCCAGCCTGCCAATATTTGCGGTCGTAAATTGAACGCACCTCTTCGGCGGTTATGAGTCGAATTGATTGAGTTGGCAACCCACGCTCTATGCGGTCTTTGTCGTACTCGGTGTGAGTAATGCCAAAATTAGTTGCGCCACCGCTGTCTGCGGGGTCGTTGGAATAGCCGCCCTCTTGCGATAAAACAAATTTGAGAGCCGTGCTATTCATCATCGGTTTCCTCCTCATCATCACTACCGTTCATCATCTCCAGCCAGTTTTCCATTTGTTTCTGCCGAGCTAAAACGTTGCCATATCCAACGTTAAAAACGTCAGTGTGATCTGAGTTTTCTGTCTGCGCAAAAATTTGCACAACCTCAAAATGCTCACTGAGAGCCTGGGCAACTCGGCCAAGAAAATCCTCTTCAGTTTCGCCGGGTAGTGGAGCAATCATTTTGCCTGTAATGCTTTATAAAACTTGTAAGCCGTGTAGCTTATGGCCAAAAACAGCGACAAAATCCGCAGTCCCGTTTCAAACTCGCTTACGGAAATTGCCACCGCTACGGAGTTTACATAGCCAACGCTGAGGATGTCGTCAATGTGTCGGCTCATCGGTTTTGTAAATGTTTCATGGCAGAGACTGCGTCAATTAGCTGCAACTCAAGCGACTGATAACGCGCCGCCGAATGCCACGTCTCAGCGGCCTGCGCTTGATACGTCTGCCCCCGTTGTAGATGCAACACCCCCGACGGCGGGTAGAGCGATCCCTGCGGCGCGTGTGAAACGCTGACGCAACCTGTCAGCGAGAGCGTCGTTGCCAGCAGCCCGAGCGGTAAGAATAGCGTTTTCCGTTTCATCGCAGTAGGTCTCTATCTCGCGAGTCATCTCCCAATGTGCGGAAATCACGCGTAATTGTAGCCACGAACTAAGCGATTGGAGGAGCAGGAGGAACACTTGGTTTTTCTCCAATGAACATTGCCAAAGTGCCTGCCACAGCGGATATGGCGTGTGCGATTTGCTGAAATTTAGCGTCCGGCATGTTGAGTCCAGCCAGCGCCAGAAGCGCCGATAGTCCTGCCCACGTCGATGGTTCTTGGAGTCGTGCTAGTAGTGTTTTCATAAAATTAAACCGCAATCAGTGCCGTTTTTTTCCACGTGTTGTTGGCCGTGCAGATGTACAAAAAGCTCGCATCAAACGCCATTTGCCCTGGGCGTCCTACAGCCGTTGCCGTTGCGGGCACTGCGCCTGTGCCGCCAGCCGCGCCGTTGATAAACGTGGCTTTGATGCAGCGCATTGCAGCGGTAATGGTTGTCGCCGTAACGGTTTGAGACACAGAAACTGTGTAGTTTCCTGTGCCGCCTGTGCCTGTGCCTAGCGCGGTGATGGTCGTGCCTGCGGTTACGCCCGTGCCGCTAATGAGCATGCCAACTTGGATGACGCCCGTTGGCGTGCCCGTCACGGTTAAAACCGTTGTGGCAATCGAGCCTGCAAATATTGCGCCCGTTGTGACGTACTCGTTGGTCCCATCCCATTCTACGCTATGTGCCTGCGGTATCGTCATTAACGCGCCAGCTTGAAAAGCAAAAGGCACGGCACCCGAGCCTAAGCTGCCTGCTTGAAATGTGTTTTTGCCGGTGAAAGTGTTGCCACCCAACACTGCAACTACCCCGCGTCCAGCAATTAAGACCGTGCTAAGCTGCGTTACGCCAACCGTAATTTCAGCCTCGATTGCAATTGACGGCCACAGGCTGTAAATAACGCCTTGAGACGACGCTCCCCGTAACATCATGCACGTCAATAAATAAGCAGTGCCCGTGAACCAGCTAGGTCGAGTAAAAATTTGAGAAACTCCAATTGCACCTTTAGTTGTGCATAGCCACGGGCCTTGCTGCGCCGTTGCAAGCTGTGCCGTAAAAAACACAACGTCACCAACCTCAACAGTATGGCCCTCAATAGCAGCCTGTGCTCCTGCCGGAAAAGTGAACGTCGTATTTGTCCCACGATAAGCCGAGTTGCTCTGAGCGGTTGCGCCTACGGATGGTGACCCCGACATCGTAACGTCGGTGCCGTTGCCGCTGATGGAAATTATGGTAAACGCCCGCAACGCCGATGGTGAAAAAGTCGATCCGATTGTTAGTCCTGCGCTGCCTCCTGCATTGGTGCAGGTAACAACTGGATTACCGATGGAGTAGGTTAACAAATACGTCCCAATTGTGTCGGGCGTCTGAGTAGCAGTCTGCCTTACGGTTGCGTAGTGCATTGGGCTCCCAAGATTATAGAGCGCGTCCCCTGCGTCAATTGCGCCAGTGCCGCCGAGCGTCAGCGCCAGAGGGGCCGCAGTCGTCAACGCTGGCTGTGCGCCTAACGCCGTGAGAGCGCCCAGCTGACTGGTTGAGCCAGTCCCGCCAGCGATAAGCGCCAAAGGTGCCGCACTGCTCAACGCCGATTGCACGCCAGAGAGTTTGCTGTAGGCAATGTTTGCCGCTGCGTCAACGTCAGCGTCAACTAGCAGACTTGCAGGCGATTGCAACACACCGCTGGAGCTCTTCCACAGCCCCGTGCCACCAACTAACGGAAGCGAAGTATGAACGTGCGAGGGTGTTCCGTCGCCAAACTGCGCGGTCACAGTGTGATTGTTGCCAGTGGCATACGCTTCAATCGCAATGTAGATCCGATCCGTAAGCGCAACGGTTGTCTGCTGCACCAGCACTGAAAGCGAATACTGCGCAGAGCTGCCGTTAATTACCTGCCCGCCAGACGTTCCCAAAAGCGTTAGCGTGGTGCCGTTGTAGATGTAAGCCCGAGCACGTATTGACGTGCCTGCTTGGACATTAGCGTCGCCATATGCCCAGACGTTAAAATCCCACAGTCCGGCGGGAATGGTCGTAGTTGCTGGATCAACCGGAGTGGATTCCGAGACAAACCCAGCCACCAGCACCCATGTATTTTGCGTCAGCGTGCCCGTTGTAATGGTCGTCTGCCCAGTCTCGCCCGTGCGGCCTAGCTGATGTGGCGTCGCCGGGATGTTGGTTGTCGGCGCATCAGCCGCCGTGCCCTGGTTGAGATAATACGTCAGCCCATTTGCCCCACCGCCCCCGCCCGTGGACGCCGTTGCCGGTGCCCATTGCGTACCATTCCATGCGAGTACCTGCCCGCTGGTTGGTGTTGTAGCCGCGATTGCCGAGCCTTGAAGTGCCACAACCTGCGCTGACACTGCGCCAGCCGCGAGCGTTATGTCGCCGCCGAGTGCTGGGATCTGCGAGGTCGTAAGGTGCTCGCCTGTGAGTGTTGCAAACCCGGATTGTGCGCTAGTCGGAATTGCGCCAATGCTGGCCGGAGTAATCGCCGCCACCTGCGCAGTTGTCGCCAGTGACGCTAGCTGACTCGTGGGAATTGCGCCAACATCGCCAGCCGATGGCATGGCATGAACGTGGTCAGCGCAAGAGTAGCTCTGCGACGTGCCAGCCGCTGCGGTGCCGAGTGCTTGCGGTGCGCTGGTTGCGCCAGCGTTGAGCATTGCGCCTGTTGGTTTTGTAAGGGCCATTTTAGTAAGTAATTGTGATTGAGGCCGTACCTGCGCCCGCTGAAATTGTTATGGGCACGAGTGCGCCTGCGGTAAATAAGTGTGCCGCGTCGAGCGTTTCGCCCGTGCCACCTGCTGTTGCACCGCTGCCTGTGCCGCCGCCTCCGCCATAGCCGGGACTTTGTGCATAACCGCCCCCCCCTCCACCCCCGCCGCTGCCGTTTCCGCCGCCGCCGCCTGACCCACCTGCCCCAAAACCTTGGCCGCCGTTACCTCCACCGTTAGCGCCAGAACCGGGAGTCCCTTGAGTTGCCGCGCCATCAGTTCCCCCGCCGTGACCTAATCCGCCTGCGCCACCACTTGAATAGCTCTGTCCACCTTCTCCGGCGTCTGGCCCATTGCCAGTGTTTCCGTTGCCTCCACCACCTTCATCGGAACCTGCTGCCCCACCGCCGCCGCCGCCATATCCAACGCTTCCCGCTTGGCCAGAAGTTCCTCCTTGAATTGTAACTCCGTCAAAAACAATTGTGCGTCCCGTTATTCCAATAGATCCATAACCGTTTGTTCCATTTGAGCCATTACTGTCGCTGGTGCCATTTTGTCCATTAGCCCCCTGCCCATTAGTGCCCGCCGTGCCGTTGCCCGCCGTTGCCTGCACCCGCGCATATCGTGTGTATGCTGGCACTCTCCAGTAATGTGTTCCTTGAGTATTAAAAGTCACACTGCCGCCAGCCAGCGTTGTAGGCTCCCATTGGTTATTAGCCGCTGACCACATCAAAAATTGACCATCCGTTGGGGCCGTTGTCGATACCGCTCGCAACTGCAAACTCACTGCGTCCGCTGGCTGAGGTGCCCACCACGTTGGCGAGGTTGCTGGATCGTTGCCCGTGTTTGCGTTTTGGATGCAAATCCAAGTCTCGCGCTGAGATGTGGCTACCAAATCTCCCTCGGTGTATGTCGCGCCAGCCGCCCACGCACGCCCGCCGATGTCAGTGCCGCCGCCGCCGCCGAGCCCCTTAAGTATCGCACGAACGCTAACAGCCGCGCCCGCAGGCGGGGCCTCGCTAAACGTCAGCGTGGTGCCTGCAATCGTCCACCCGCTAGGCTGATCGATGCCACCAACGCTGACGAGATACCCGCCTGCATCAGTTCCTGTGCCGCCCGTGATCGTGAACGCAACCGTCGAGCCGTCTCCAGTGCCGAGGTTAAGCGTCGTGCCGGCCGCCAGTGCAACGCCGATCTGCACAACGCCGGGATCCGCGCCTAAATAGACGTCGCCCGTGGTGGTGTTTACGGCGATTTCACCGAGCGTCAGAGACGTGGGATAACCCGCGCCCGTTACGGCGTTGCGCTTGGGAACGACTGGAACGATTGCGTTGGACATGGTTTAGTAAGTGCCGCCTGTGATTGTGCCGATTTCCAACAAGCCCGCGCCGTCAATTATAAGTCCCGCGCCGACCTTGATGCCACCAAGTTGCGAGGTCGTAGCCGCTGGAAGCGTGTAGGTGCCTTGGATAGCTGACAGCACGCCTGCGCCGTCAATTGCAAGATTAGCGCCAACGCTAATTGCGCCCAACTGCGCAGTCGTTGCAACTGGCAACTGCGAACTCGTAAGTGCGCCTGCACCATTGAGGGTCGCAACGCCGTTGAGGGCGCCGAGTTGCGTTGTTGGGATTGCGCCCACATTGGCGGGCGTCAGCGTGATGTTGCCGTTTACTGGCCCCACGCTGTTGACGCTGATGACCTCGGACGTAGCGCCGTTGATCTTGTCCCAAGTCGTTCCGTTGAACGCAAGGATATCGCCAGCTAGAAACGAAGTCTTGCCGTCGATAGCGGGCGAGACAGTTGCTGTGTTTGCGCAAACGTAGTAATCCCCAAGTCCTGCCGTGCCTGCGCCAACAACGCCGCCGGAAGCGATTACAGGCGATGTATTGACCGTCCACGCGCCCTTATAGTGCAGCTGCCCAACAACGCTTGGAGGCAACTGCGCGAGAGCAATGTAGCCCGAGCCGTCAAGCTGCGGGATCCCGCCGGCAACAGCGGACTGCGTTAGCCCGGGAATTTGCGACGTTGCCAACACGCCAATCTGAGCCGAGCTAATTAACCCCGCGCCAGTAAGCTGAGGAACGCCATTAGCCACTGCCGATGTCGTTAGTTGCGACGTCTGCACGCTGCCAGCGGTTACGTCTACCGGAGTCGCTCCGTTGCCTTGCACGAATAGCCGCCCCGTAGCGGTATTGATGGCAATTTCGCCCAACGTCATGCCCGTAAGAGCCGTTGGTGCTGCGGTGGACAAAGGAGCCGCGTTGATGCGCGGGACTATTGGGACGATTTGGTTACTCATGGGTAAATTAGTAGGTGCCTGCGGTTGTGGTCATTGGCACCCATTGGGTGCCGTTATAAGTGAGAGTCTGGTGATTTGTCGGCGCAACGTCCGCAATTGGAACGCCCTGCAATGAGGTTGCGTCGGTGCCTGTGCCGCCAGAGCCGGGAAGTCCTGGGATGCCAGTCAGTATTTCAATGGCGACAATGCCACATTCGGTGTTGCAGCTCATATAGTTATGGTAATCCGCCCAACAAGAAGCGCAAGTCTAAGGCCGTCTTCAATCCGCGTAGCCCACAGCCTTAGCGTTGCGGTCTGCGCGGTTAGCGTGCCGGTGATCGTGTGTGAGATAAATATCCGAGCCGTCACGTCATCGCAGATTTGAATCTGCGGAGTCGCCAGCGCCGCGCCAGAAGCCGAGGTCAGCGTCGCGTCAAAAGTGTATGGAGCCAGCGGGAGATGTGCGCCGGCGACGTCCTGCAAGCGGACCCCCACGAACCAGTCAGCTCCGATGGTCATGCTTTGGGCTGTTCGTGCGGGGCTCATACTATAGGGGCGCGTGTAAAGCGGAATCACAGCAACCGCTAACAGCCTGCGCGTGTTGCGGCCAAGCCCGTTCCCAGCGGATTTCATCGCTCGCGGACGGGTGAGCGTTGATAGGACACAGCGGAAGCTCGTCAAAAAGGCTACCAGTGGCCTTGCAGCCCTCGCGTTGAGCGCAAGACTGGCAGACTCGGAAACGCTTGTCAATAAGCCAGCGTGGGAGGGTCATAGGTCGGTCCAGGTTATTGTGAGTTTGCAGGACATCGAGAATTTTGCGCCATTTGTTGAATCTCCCGTTTCTGACGATGCCGATGTCGTCCAGCTCAACTCGCCTGGCGCTTGAGCAAAAAAAACATCATGGGTTCCGTCCCAGTCCGCAGTGCCAATATTCCACGGGAAAAAGTCGGGAGTTGCTTCTTCCCACGGTAGCTCTATTGCCCGCTTGGGTTCAAGAGTCCATGTCTTTGCAATATCAATCCCGCTAATTGCCTCTGCAAATTGTGCGCACCCTTTTTGCTTTTTGTTAAAAAATGGAAAGCCACTGCCTGAAATAGCATCGAGTTCAGAACTTGAAATTGACCCCATGTATCCTAAAAGATATTGCGCAAGACCAACTGGCAGGTCCGGCGCGTCTTTCCACGGCCCAAATTGAGGCAGTCCATTTGCGCTGACTTTTATTTTGTCGTCGTCGTCCGTTGCAATCTCGCGGAACGCCCCACTAGTATTTTTTGCTCCAAATTGAAAAAGACTGACCGGCCATTCTTTGGAGATAGCAGTGCCTGTGCTGGGAGGGAAACCGGAAGACTCAGCTAACGACGTCAGCGTAATAACTGCTATTTCGTCGCGAACAAGTTTGAAATCGACACCACATTGCGCATTGCCTCCGCAAAGGCCATTACCGCGTCCACCTGCGCCATCTCGGAAGGCTAGCCAATCTGTTTTGTTGGGAAAAAGCGTCGGACTTGCAGTAGAATTTGGATCGTTTGGCGCACCGGGAAAATAGACAGGTGAACGCGTCCCAGCCAGCCATGTTTGCAGCCATGCCTTGTAAGCCTCTTTTGAGTCAAATACGGCAGTGTCAGGTGTTAATGCGTAATGCTCTTGATCCAAATTTGGAGGAAATCCACTTTCTTCCAAAAAATAATACGGCCCAGTAAGCCATGCTTGCGTTAAAATTGGAGCAAGGGGTTGCCTTTCCCGAATCTTATCCATTAGTGGAACTGCCTCTGGTGTGTAACCAGTTTCGTTGGGATAGCGTTGGCCGACATAGTACTCAGCGGAATACTCTTGGCCTTCTCCTTGGCCAAACGCTGGATATGGGTAGCCCATTGAAAAATCGCGCACGATTGGAACGTCAATTTGTTTGTGTGCCCAGCCATCAGTTGCTTTTACACGCGCCGGAATAAGAAATTTCTGACAGCTTAATTCCCGTTTTGTAAAATCTAATTTTGGCGGTTTGCTAGTCCAAGTTCCTTCGCCTGTAAGTTCAAAATGTAATGACTGACCACCTTCAAAAGTCTGTGTGGATTCTTCGTGCCAGTAGTAGTCCAGCGTCAGCGTAAAGTTGGAAAACAACAATCGCGCCTGACAATTTTGCGCACTCATTAACTTGGTAGCGCAAGGTCGCAGACGCTCGGCATAGGCGCACTGCAAAGGTTTTGAATTCGTTGCACAGGCGTCTCTCCGCTTGAATCGGTGTCGATGTACGCAACTGGATAATAAGCGTATTGAGTGTCAGCAGGAGGAATTTCTTCCTCATTTTCAAACCGCACTGCATATACCGCCGTATCGTCGGTCACAAATTCGACCTGCATATAAACCCAGCCGTCGTTCCATGTCATGGTTAACGGCTGCACATTGTTGGGCAACATGCCAATCGGTAGAACGGGAGGTACTCCGACCATACCCCAGGCGACGCTGAACTTCCAGGTGTCGCCTTCGTTTGCGGTTGTGACTTGAAATGGGCAGATTGCAGTTGAGCCGCCGCCGCCAATTAGTCCCGGCGTAATTGATAACGACGTGCCGCCTAGGCCACGATTAACCGTGTAACCAACACCCTGCAACAGCGTATTAGCGCGGATCTCCGACGTAATGTTGTTGAGCTGTGCCGCTGTTGGCAGCGGATCATTTGGGCGAAAAATTGGCAGCATATTATCCTTCAGTTCCGTAGACAAAAGTATTAAACGGACGCGTTCCGCTGGCCATGTATTCGAGTTCAAAACGCCACAAATCGCCCTCTTGTTGTGCGCTCATGCCCGAATAAATAGCATTGCCATCGTGCGCAACTGGAACGTCTGCGGTTGAGATTTTCCCAATGTTCACGGCTGAAGGTGGCGAGGTCGCCACGTTTGTGTATCGCGCAACAATCCGTGGGACTAAATACGTGCGCTCGCCAAGCTTCCAGAGCGGAAAAAGTACGTCTGATATTTTTGGAGCAGTTGAAGTTAATGGCGTCCAAGTTCCAAGTGTTGGGTCTTGAGGATTTTGCACCCACAACTTCCACTTTTTCATTTCGGTTGAATCCACATCATCAAAATACGTTGCCGACTCAATCGGCTCCGTCATCAGGGTGCATTCAACTCTAGCCTGGGTTTTGCCAGTGTTTTCGTAATACTCCTCCACAAGCGTCCAGACGCCGTCTACAAGCGTTTTGTCGTAAGTGCGACAGCTTGCGCTCGGAGTCGGCTCATCAAAGGCCGTGTACGTGTCAAAGCGCCTAATTGCGCCACTCGGTTCTTTGGTCCATTGTTGCTTTGTGAGTGCCATAAATTATTTAAGGGCCACGCTTTGCGCCCGTTGCTCTGCAATTCGTTGTAAAATAGCAGTTTGATTTTGCGACTCTGAAAGCACCTTTGCCATCACTGGCACAACGGGTTCTTGTCGGATATTTGTCTGCGTTGGATTTGCCAACAATCCTGCGTTAAATACTGCCCCATAAGTGCTTTTGCCAGTGTCTAGAGCGCCGTTAATCAATGCGGTTGAAGGCATTGTTACTGGTTTAAGCGTTGGCAGGACTTGCTCAAGTTCTTTTTTCCCTTTTACTTCAGCCGCTAAACCTTGCCGGGTCATTTTACCAACGGACTCGTCCGAAACTAACTGACGAAAAACAATAGAATCAGCTCGCATTGCTGCGATTACGTTTGCCAGCCCCACTTGAAATTTGCCAATAAACAAATCAGCCAACCCAGACAACGCTATTTTAAGCGACTCTGCAAACGCCATTCCAGCATCAAGTAAGTTGCTTTTAAGTTCTGCAACGTAAGCTTTTAACGCACCAACAAGTTCGCCTGATTTCATCGCCTCGGCAACGCCGCCAAATGCTGCGCCAATTTTTACCCCGGCGCTCGCAAGATCGAGGTCGATTAGACTCTGCACAATGTCTACCACTGGTGCTAGTGCCGGGTGTACCTTTCCAAATTCGGCAACTATTTCGCTGAGTCCTTTTTTTGGACCTTCAATTAGCGATAAAATTTCAGGAGCAAATCCCGCTGCGACTCCCACAAAGAAGCCTTGCAGCTTGGTCTTGGCCATCGCAACAACGTCCATCAGCGTCGATCCGCTTAAGCCCATGATCGTGGTAATCCGAGCAAACATGCCAGACGCTCTTTCGAGGATAATTGCTTGATCTCCAAGCGCCTTGCTTGCGCCCGCAAACGTGGTCGGATTCATCGCCGCCACCATGCGCTCACCACTTGCGCCAAAAATAGAAACAGCGGTTTGCGTTTTTTCGAGGCCGTTGTGCAGCCCACCAAATGCGGCAGTGATTGTGTCCACCTGCTTTGCCGTGCTCATTTTGCTCAACGCATCGGCAGACAAACCAAGCTTAGAAAACGCAACCGTGGCGCTCTCAGAGCCTCCTACAGCCGATTTGATCGAGTCTTGCATGGACTTAATCATCGGTCCTGCGTCCTCCGAGCTGCCTCCCACCATACGCAATGCTTCGCCCAGTGTCTGCATTTGTCGGACGGTTAACCCGGCCTTGTAGGATGTCTCTTGCAGTGTGTTGCCGAGAGAAATTGCAGATCGAACGCCCTGCACAAATGCGACGCCAGCAGCAATCACAGCCGCTGTTGCGGTAAGTGCCGCAGCTTTTAAGCGGTTCATCCCCTCGACCTCTCCAACGGCTCCTTTGAACTGTTGCACGGCTACGGTTGCATTTGACAATCCGAGGACAAAGCGACTTGCGTCTAAGGCCAATTCAGCGGTTGCACTCATTTTTTAATCTCCTTATTTAACAATTCTTGCGCTTTTGCTTGTGCCGCTTTTTCAAGTCGAAATGTAGCCCGACGTTGAGCGTAACGAATCGCTTTTTCCATGTCGGCCATGTTGCCCGCGTATCGGACGCCATTCGTGGCTTTCATCGAAAAATATTGTCCGTCGTTACGCTCGGAAAATGAACCAGGCGCTGACTTATTAACCCATCCTGGCACTGTTTGTCCCAATCGACTTGAAGCAGCGTTCCAACCCGCCTGTAAATATCCAACGCGAGAATGCAGCATCGCTTCAATCTTCTTGAACGATTGCAATGTAACTGCCATTTTGACAGTCGTCCTTGGCCTGCCATTTGATCCGCGAATTGATTGATACCACGAGTAAGCGCGGTCTGTGTTTGTGGCAAGCTTTGACGATGGAGCAACTACTTTGAAGGCCTTCAGTAAATCAATCGTGATTGCCATCCGTCCTTTGCGATACGATAGACTTCCAACAGTTTCGCCGCTAGCTGGAGGGGTAACACTGCGGACGTCTCTCAAAAACGTCAGGAATGACATTGAAAGCGCGGAGGGAAGCCCAACGCCTGTTGCAAGTCCCACGCCCACGCGCTTGATGGTATCGACGCCCCATTTGGCTTCTGCTTCAGAAATATCAAATTGGATATTCATCGTCAAGATTTGTGGGAATTTGACCTAGCAACTCAGCAATAGTTTTTGATGCGTTAGGTGATTTCTTTGTCGTCCAAATTCCGCGTTTCCAAAGCATTGCGTGCCAATATCGCAGCGCCCGAGCTAGTGGCATTCGTCTTAAAATGTGATCTTCGCTCCATCCTGTTTCTGAGGCCAAATTGAGCACCAAATTCTCAACCCAATCCGGCCCAATTAGTTTGGGGGCGCGTTTATATCTATGCTTGGACCTTGTTCAATAATGTCGACCTTGGCATCCTCTTGCATTTCTTGCTGGTTCATGGCCCAGTTTTTGGCTTTCACCATGAGCGAAAAAGGAAGTGTGCGGACAAAGCTTTTAATCTGGCCCTCGGCGATTTTGTCTGCAACTGCCTGCTCAACGTCCTCGACGGGTTGCGCGGCCATCCAAACCATTGCCAAAAGCGTTTCAAGATCGCTGCACTGTAAATTTAACTCAGCCAGATTTATGCAATCCTGCGCTACAAAATTGCGCAACGTGAGCGGCCCGAGTTGCGTAGTTGAACTAATGAATGGGTTTTTCATACAAGCCGTGCAGCATCCTGTTTAAGCCATTCTGGGGAGTGATCGTAGACAACAGCGGTTGTCAGCCCTTTGCGCAACCTGATGCCAGTAGCCATCTCGTGCGCTTGCCGTTTCATATCTCGAGAGTTATCCCGAAATGCACGCATAACAGCCACAGGATGCCACTCGTTAGCCTGGCACCACGCAAGCGAGTTCCACGCTTTCTGAAACTCCTCAAACGTCATCTTTCCGTCTGGAAACACGATTGGCTCCGTCCCGTCATAAACCCATGTGGCGTAGGGCTTACCTGCCTCCATGACCTTCTCAAGTTGAGGCGTACCAAATGCGCCACCCAGGCTGTGCCAAGCCGCTGCCATATCCGTGTTGGGCGAGCGGCGAACGTCGTCGTGGTCAATGACAACGTGATAAGTGTTTCCCTGCTTTATCATAATTGGTTGGGTTGATTAACCTAAGACGCTGACGGGTAACTAATTCCAGAAGCTTCCCATGCGTTAAAGTCATCGTTTTTGGTTGATGCAGTAACTTTTGTTACAAACGCTTTGCCCGTTGCTAGAGCAAGTCCAAGATTACCAATGCCTGTTGAGTATGGATTTGTACCACGGCCTTTTGCAGAAAATTCAAACGTGCTATCGTATGTTTTGGTTTGAGATTGTTCGCCCAGCGAATTAATTAGCCGTTTAAATTCGGCTTTGTGAGTAAGGTCTACAGACTCAACAATGCCGCCGCCCCCGGTGATTAAAGTAACTCCAAATGTTGCCATAAAAATTATTCGTGGAGGGTGTAGGTTGCGCTTGAAGTGCTGAAATCGTCGTTTGTCTGTGCAAGGCCTGCCTCTGTGCATGTTGCTCCGCTGAAATTGCCTGATGGCACCGTAACAAGAACTGCATCAGATTTGGTTTTTACCGTGGTCTTTGTTTCAGACCTTGGTTTTGCCTGCGCAACAATTACTTGCCCGTTTTCATTGCGAATGGTCGCAATTTCAATGGTCTTTTCTTGCGAGGACTCTTGCAAGTATCCGCTGGGTGGTGTTACGCCGAATGCGTCGGCTCCGAATGTAATAGCCATAAAATTAGATAGGTGAGAAACCAACTATGTATTGAAGAGGAGTTTGCCAGTGTCGCTCGGCGTGCGCGGAGTCGTCAGATACCGCCACAATACCAGCGAGCTGCACGACCGTGGATGTGATTGAAATGGTGCGCATAAACGTATCCACAGCCGCCACAAACTCAATGTGATCCGCCGGGGTCGTGTCGTCGGCCTGCGAAACTGCGGTGACCGTCAACTGCCCGCGCCCAAGCGGAGAGCCCACAACGGAGTCGGAACGTAGCTGCAACAAAATGGCTGGCGATGTCACGCGCTCGTTGTCCTGCGGTTCGCCGACGTAGATGTCGGGAAACTCCAGCTTGAGCGCGTCTGCGATTGCTGCCGCTAAAATGCCGCCGATCATCGAGAGACGTCCTCCAGGTAAATGCCCCACGCGGTTGGGTGATCTGCGGTCCGCACAATCCGACGCTCAACGCCTCGGATTGTTAAGCGGTCGCCTTTTTGCGGAACTGGGAAACCGCGTTTTTGCATATAAATTTCGCAACTGATATGCGTCTCAAACCCGCCAAAATTAAGGATTTCTGAGGTGTTGGTTTCATTGATCACGCCCTTGTAAGTGTTTCCAAGGTAGTCAAATTCCTCGCCCATAAAGTCGAGACTCTGGGCGAGTGCATTAGCTGCGGTGTCAAACCACATTCCCATTAGTCGGATTTCTTGCGCTTGGCAGCGGGTGCCACCGCTTGCGGCTTGTTGCGTTTTTCGCGGTCGGGTTCAGCCAGGACAAAAAGCCGAATCAGACCAGCGTCGTCGCATGCCTTGTAAAGTTCGACTGCCTCGCCGTAATTATCCGAGGTCAGGATGATTTCGTTGTCCCGGGTGACGATTGTCAGTTTTGCGCTCATAATTGGGGATAGTTCAAAGGGGCGGAGGCGATTAAACCCCCGCCCCGGTTAAGTTTACTGGGAAACAATACGCACGCCCATTTCAGAGCGGCCCTTCTGAACGCCAAATAGTACCCCGAAAGAATACCATAATTCCGCTTGGCGGTTATCGTATGCCCTTCTGAATTGTGCAGGAAGGTTTAGACCAGGGATAACAACGTCTTGAATTTCAGTGCCAGTCTGAACAGCGCCGTCAGCGTTTACGCTACGAGCGGCCATTAAAAGCGCGGATTTGTGAAAAGCGAACCCTTGCAGGTACTCGCTATTTGCGTCTGCGAGTGTGGACTCGTAAACATCAAAGCCAGCAACGCGAGGGATGAAGCCTTCGCCTTTTTCGCGAATGAAGCCGGGAAACTCAGCCGTGTTAAGGGACTTGAGCAGGCTCGCAAAATACGCAGGCGAGAGAACAACAGCGCGGCCCTGCTGAGGAGCGCCTGCGAGGTTAAGCTGCGCACGAAGATCGGCGAGGTCGTTGCGATCGAAGTTTGCGGCCGTCGAAGTCAGCGGAGTCGAGGTGAAGTTTGCTGCGGTGATCAAATTCCACAACGCGCCAAACACGCTCTCACCAACGGCTTGCATGGCGGGCTGCACAAACAAATCGTTGAGGTTGATCGAAGACTTAGAACGCTCAAGATCGTTGAACCCGTAGACAAAACCAGGGTAATTTTCAAGGGTTATGGTGCGGGCTACTGTGGTGACTCCCGTACTTGTAAACCCAGAGGAAAGGTCCTGAGCTGTGACGTTTACGGGGTAGCGGGTTGTGATGGATGCGCCACGGTCAGCGATATCGGAAGAGAAATCCGTTGTAATGCCGCCGAGGGGAGCGAAGAGAACTTGAAGCGCAGGAAGCGACTCCTGAGCGATTTGGGCGAGATTTACGCCTGCGATTGTGTTAGACATATAGTGTTAGTTTAGAGTGGTTTAGCTGCGGAGGGTGTCACGATACTTCGTGTAAAATTCGTTGCGTGCTCCGACTGGGAGCGCGTTATATTCGGCCCACAATTCCTTTGCCGTCTTCGGTGCGCCTTCAGCCGCGATGATCGCAACGGGATCAACGCCAAGATTTGCCACGATTGCGTTTGCCTTGGCAGCGGCGTCGAGTTCGGCAGCGGCCATAGCGGCCAGAGTTGCAGTGTGCTCCGCGCTGAGATTCTGAAACGCCACCACAGCGGCGCTTAAGTCAGACTGCGTTGCAGCGAGTGCGGCTAAAGTCGCCGTGTGTTCGGCGGTGAGCGCGTTAAACGCCTGCGCATCAGCGCGGGCGGCAGTCAGCGCCTCAAGCGCCTCGGCGAGGGTATTAGGAAGCTCCATATACCAATGCCCGCGATGTAAAGCAAAACGCCGCGCGAGCGTGGAACTCGGACGGCGTTTAGAAGAGGTGGTGACTGTGTTAACCCACGAGCGCCAACAGTCGCGCATACGCTAGTTCTTCAGTGGCCACCTTGTCAATCAATTTGTTTGACAGTGCCCGACTTGCGAGAAACGCCTGCCCTCGCATTGCATCGGCGGGCACGTTTCGGTTTCGCAACACGTTGGAACGGAAGAGGTCAAAGTTGTCCTGGACGTACTCGGTCAGCGACGCACGTTGAGCAGCCGTAAGCTCCGGCCCCATCATGGCGCCTTTGAGATCGCCCTCGGCGTTGGTGATTGGGTCCCACTCCATGCCTTCCTCGGCCCACATTGCGGACGTTGAAATCCACGGAATGATTGCGCCAATGCTGCCCACAGTTGCCGACGGCGACGCCCAGATTTCGCGGCAACTTACGGCAATGTTGTACGCCGCTGAGCACGCCAGCCCGTCCGTATAGGCGAGCGTGGGCACCTTGCGGCTGATCATTTGCAACGCGTCGGCCACTTCAGAATTACCATTGCAAGCACCGCCGGGAGAATCAATCTCCAGCCAAATTCCACGGCAACGGGCTTCCATCGCGGCTTCAAGTTCGTCCTCAATGTCTTCATAGTCAGTTGCACCACAACATTTTTCTATGGGAGAAATATCACGGGCCAACGTACCGCAAATCTCGATGTGAGCGATGCCGTTAGCGTCGATCATCATCGGCTCGCGAGGATTCATCATCATGCTCATATCCGGCATCTCGTATTTGTCGCCGTTGATACGCGGACGCAAAATGCGGTCGATTGCCGCAAATCCTGCGGGGGAAATAAACCACGGCTCGCCGTAAACTTTGGAAATGATGCGGGAGAAACTCATGGCGTTGGAGTTGGTAACATGTCAGGCGGTTGCCCGTTAGGAGTTAAAATTCCGAACACACTGCGAGGCAGGTTGCTGCGCTCCATGCGTGCGCGGATATTAAGCTCGTCTTGCTCGATGGCGTCGAGGTGCTCGTCGATAGTAAGCCCGCCTTCGCCGAGGATCTCGGACATCGAACGCATGCCGGCACGGTAGCCTTCGATGGCGTCTCGCGAGGCGTAGCCGCTGTCAGCGGTCAGGCGTGGAGGCGACGTAAAACGGAACTGGTATGCGCCTCCCTTGTCTTTGTCCGCACCTTTGTAAGCTGGCAGCAAGCCCAACTCGACAGCGCGAGCCACTGCAAAAGCACATCGACGTTTGCACGCTTGCGACAGGTATTGATGACGGTCAGAGGTAACCCGGTTGACCTGTTCCAAAACGATCCGCGCACTTGCGCCGCCCATTTTATCGAGTCCCCAGACGTATTCAACGGGCCAGCCCATCGCGAGACACGCCTGCTTAATGAGACGTTCTTGCAATCGGTCTTGCGCCTCAGACGGGATTTCGGATTTGAGCTGTGTTACGTTTTCGCCTGGTTGAAAATATTGGATCGTCCCGCCTTGCATTTGCTCCATGCGAATTCCAGTCGGATTGATGGACGCCTGCTCAGAAAGCGCGTAAGCGGGGTCGCTCACGTCGGCGATGCCCGTCTGGTTGGTAACGACTAGGCCGATTTTAGCAGCCATCTGCGACGCAACGCGAATATCGTTTCCGAGCGTCGCTAAGCAGCGAAGGTCAAGGATAGCTGGCGCTAGAGCCGAGATGCCGCGAGCCTGTCCGACTTCGCGAGGGTCACGAGTAAGCTGTGCAGCGGTTGACGGAATGTCACGGTCATCCGCGGGCGTCTTACCAAGCACGCGGTAAGCTACAGCCCGCCCCAAGCGCGAGAGGATGACGCCGTTGACCATTTCGAGTCCGGCGTATGGGCCTTCGGTGAGCGGCCCCGTCATGAGATCGCGAACGCCCATCTGATGCCATGGCACCTGTTGAAGCTGCGGAAAGCCCGTAGCGGTCGTCGTCAGGATCGTCAGCATGTCGCCGTCACGGTCAATTCCGACGGACTCCAGAAACAACCCATCCCACCACGAAGAGCCGTCAACGTAGCAAATTTGCATCCAGTCGTTTAGCCAAGCCTCAGCGAGTTTGCCCCACGCCTTATCTTCGCCCGTAAATATTGGGCGCATTGCCTTTCCGATTGTCAGAAACGCCCGCTGATCGATAGCCCCGTTGACTACGCCTACGTTCCAATAAAGTTTTCTCGCTGCGCTAGTTAGCGTTCGCCACTCGCCAACGGGTAACTCTTGGTTGATCCCTTGAGTGTGATTCTGTTGAAATGGTTGCAGCCCCCATGCGCCCCCCTCCACAAGTCGCTGCCGACGATATACATCGTACTCCGAGCGCACGCTTGGCACGATCGGTTTGAAAAGCGTTTTGAGTCGTTGAAGGAAACTCATACAAATCGTGCGGTCGTCCGCGTTACAGGTGCGCAGATCCCGCGCTCCTTGTGCTCGATGGCGGTCTGCGCGTACATCTGGATATCTAACGCGCTCAACGTCGTCCCGATGCCAAAAGTAAATGACGATCCGTTGACCGTGGAGCCGATTAGAACGCCTTGCCCGCCAACGCTTAAGTCAAAGCGCCCATCCCGCAACTCGTAAAGCTCCTCGGTAGACCGGGAGAGAAATACCTTAAGGATGATGCGAAAAACAGGTGCCACAATAATAGACTCGGCGTAAAGCAAAAAACGGGGCGCGGGCCAATGACCTCCCGCGCCCCGCACCTAAAACAAAAACAACCCAGCCCAGAGACTACTCGGTTGCCTGCGGTTCGTCAACAACATCCTCGCTGAGATCCGGCAACGCGCCTAACATCATTGCGACAACGACCTGCATGGCTTCGCAATCCCACATGTGATTTGGTCGGTGTGTTTTCGTCCACCGCTTACGGGTACGTTTGGTGACTTTGTCCACCACATCACGCTTCCGTTCGGAGTTAAGATGCAGCAAATATTCACGCGGCACGTCGTGTGGAAACTCCCACGTAGGCGAGCCGATTGTGCGCAGGCGAGCCAGGACGTCTTTAACCGGATCCGACGCCCAATGGAAGAAAAGCACCATTGCCGAGCGGCCCGTCTGTTTCGATTTTGCCGTTGGTGCCGGGACGTAATCCGGCTTGGAAAACAACCGTCGAACCGTCCGGCCTTGTTTGTTTTTTGAGCTGAACCAATCCTCGCCGCGCCCGATGAGCGCCGTCCAACCGTACTGTGCGCAGCGGTCATAGACAACGCCATGAAAGCTATTGCCAGCGTCCATGCACGTCTTTTTGTCTGCGACTTTATAGCGCGTTTGAATCTCTCGCAATTTGTCGAGCGTTAGCACTCGACCACAGTATAACAGCCGAGATGTCCCAGAATTTGTCCAAGCTCTGATCACAGCCCAATAGTGATCTTGCTGCACGTCAATCGTCATCAACCGGATCATCTCGTCTGCAATCTGCCGCCCGTCCTCCATGTCGGCAGCGTTGTAATCAGCCGCTTCCATCTCAACGCTCGGCAACTCCAATTCCTTCGGCCACGGTTGCGCCAACTTCTTCATTTTGAAGTCTTTCAGCGGTTCCAACAACCCCAAGTGCTTTGCGTCGTTTGCGCGCACCCAACTGATTGCCAAATCACTCCACTTAATCCACCAGACGCATTGCGCGGGTAGCCAGTAGCTAACATGCCCGTCCATTGCGTCGCCGTCCTCAGCGACCCAGCGCGAGCGGTCAGCTAGTGCGCGGCGTGCCTGCGTTGTGTCTGGTGTTGAGTGCTCACAATGCGGGCAGACGTGCCGCACCGATGCCGATAACGCGCCCCATTGCCACTCGCCGTGCTCGTTTTTGACCTCGTCGTATTTGTAGTTGGTCCAATCAGGTTTGATTAACGCTCCACATTTTATGCAGTCGAACGCCCAGTAGTGCCGCTTGCCCGCATCCCATTCGTCGTCGAGCTGGTGCGGTTCCTCATGCGCCTGACTGACGATAACGGTTTTGCGGTCGAAGCGGTCGTGATGCCGCGCTTTGAACTGGCCAATGAGATTTGAGTACGTCCACGCCTCGTCGAGGAACAAATGCTTCACGCTTTTCTCCTGCGCGTTGGACACGTTGGCGCCGCCCGCCATTAGCGCCATGTGCGGGAAAATGATGGCGTCTTTGCGCACCTTGAACCGATTGCTTGGCATCAGCGCCGCCACAGGCCCGCAACTGTGTAGGACTGGGAGCAACCGCTGCTCCATCCAGTCCACCGCAGTCTGGTCGGTCTGCGTAATAAACAAACTCGGACCCGGATCGTGCGCTACAATCAGCGTTGAGAGCGCCTCCAGGAGCGTTGACTTGCCTGCGCCCGTACATGCTCTGACGTAAATTTGCCGCGTCCTCGGATTGGAGAACTCAGCGATGACGTCATTCCACCACGGGCCTTGTTGCCGGGTGAACCGCGTCGACCGTGCCGAGTGCGGAAACTGAACGTGCTCTTCCAGCCAGTCCAGCGGGTTGCCCTGAAACGGAAGGTGAATTCCGCGAGCAAAGCCCGTTAATAATTGTTGCGCCGCCATACAATAGCGTGCGCCGTAAAGCAAACGACCCGCGACAGTTAAGCGCGGGCCTTGGTTGCGTTACGTTGTCGGCTCTTGCAATCGTCGCCCCGTCGCATCTAAAAGTTGCGTCCATCGTGCCGTTAGCCTTTCGCCGATTGTGATCTCATCCAGCCCCGCGAGCTGCCCGCGTAAGTCGCTGATCATGGCCTGCCCCTCGGAGCAGAGCACGGACGCAATGGTTTGATTTGCCTCAGCCACCGCCGCAATATCTATCAATTTTCCTTTTTCGGCCTGTAATCGCACATCAAGTCTAGCGCATTCTAAAACCAATTTGCGCCTTTTCATCTCAGGTGCGCTTTCATCTACGCTCGCGCCCGAACTCACGTCAGATCCAACGTTTGCGGAATCTGATTTCTTCAAAAACAAAATGTAATTTTTGACACTTTCCCACAGCAAATATTTCCCATGGCTTGCTTTTTTCACAACCCCTTCTTTTGCAAGTTCTTGGATTCTCCGTTTTGTAACCCCAAAAACCTCCGTCAAAATATCCACCGTGACTTCTTGCGCCATTAAAAATGAGCGTTATTGCAAGAGTCGCTCCCCTCTGTAATGCTAACTACCGGACGAACTTGCCGAAGCTGCTGATTGCGCAGCTCTAAACATAGCCGTCTTAGATCCAATATTTGCGCCTCTCATAGATTTTCAGGTTACTCAATTATTCCGACCTCGTCAATCAATTTCAACTTCTTAAACGGCTTTGCTTTTGGCTTATTTTGCGGAGTCAATGTAATTCCTAGCACTTTAGCTAAATGCTCACCGTTAATGTATTTATCTCCCAAAGTTCCGCCGCATAATTTCTCTAAAAATTGGTTTTTTTGCGCTCGATTTGCAAAGCAAACCGCAAACCAATATTCACTGTCTGTGTTGTCTACAAAGGTAGACTTTTCTTGAGCTGCATTTTTTTTGAATAATGACAACACCTCATTTAGTTCGGTTTTGGAATCCACTTCGGCGTCTCCGGTCATGACAATATTTAATGGATTTTCAATCTCCGGCTTTAGGTCTTCAAGTTTCATAAATTTTCTTGTCTAAAAAGCTCCAAATCAGCCAGGGGAAACCATTCAAGGATCCTTTCAAAGTCCCTTGGAAAATGTTTTTTGATAGGCCCTAAAAATCGAGCATCCACGCCGTCAAAACTTCGCCCAAACAATTTGTAATCAATTGTAAGTTTTACGCCTGCGCCACGCAGCGCACAACTCAACATGTCATTTTTCCAATCCCAAATCGGTAAGCATTTTTTTTTGCTTTTTATGAATGGCCCAAAACGTAAAATTGAAGTTCTCCTTGCCAAAGAATCCGCCGCACGCACCCCTGAAAGCGTCCATGTTTCAGATGAGAGCTTTAAGTCAGCTTTTATTCTGGTTTCAAGGTCGGCATAATCAAAATTGGGCAAATCTGCATGTTCTAAAATTGCCAAATTTTGAGGAGCTTGAAACATAAACGCTCTCAATTGCCGATGCAAAGCTGGGTTTGGGTAGCGTTTAATTTGTTGCCCAAAAAACTTTTCGTAATATTGCAATCCCATTTCAACAAATTCTAAATCGGGAACGCTGTACATATAAAATGGGACTATTTCAATTCCCAAATTTTGCACGGCTAACCAAGCGCCAACGGCATCTTTGCCCGCAGAAAATGAGAGCAACACCGGATTCCCTTGACGTTTTAATTCAGCTCGAACTTCAGAGGAGCTAGGTTGATTTTTAAAAATAATTAACATTTCGCAACGTGTTACAATTTTAAAGCAAAATCTAATAAATTACCACGAAAAGCGAACCTGAAATTTTTCGATTTTCGCACAAAAAGAGAGCACACGTCTGGACCAACACCCCGAATAAGGGTCGCGTAAAGAGATTCCTTACCGGGGGTCATAGCCCAAGGTGCGCTTTTGCCCTCGCGCAGAGCTGCTGCATGCCCGCTCTGCTCATACCAACAGCCTCGGCAGACTCAGCCATCGAGCGGTGCTGCGTGCTGGCCCCGTGCCCGAGCGCCCAGGCTAATGCCAGCGGCCTTGCAAGTGGGTTGGCCTTGGCGTTGCCATCAAGCACCCAGTCAAGTAAGCGCGGCACGATGACGCTGACCGCGTGCGCCCGCTCGCGCTGACTGTACGCCTCGCAGACCATGGCGGCCTGCTGCACGTCGGTCGGCGACAGGCCCGACTCCTCTAGCATCTGCTCAAGCCCGAGTGGTTCGGGTTCGTCAAAGTGTGCGTTCGTGTGTGTCTCGTACATGGGTTAAAGGTTGACAGCGGGCGAGCCAGCCAACAAGGCCAGCAACAGAATGCCCATCCCGTGCGCACGTGCGCCGCCCGCTATCTCGTTTCGACTTACCGAATGCGACACTGCCACCTAGTCCGAGGGTGCGTCAACACATTTTGCGCATCTGCGTCGTAAATCCTTAACGTCAGCGAGCGCCCGGTCTCGCTCTAAGGTTCGCCACGCTAACTCAATGCGTAGTTTTTGCTCGATGGTCAGCGGCTCTTCTTCTTGTTCTGTTTCGTCGGTCATTTTGCCTCCCGTGCTGCGGTAATTAACTTGTCTGCCTTCAACCTCGCCACCTCGGCTCGGGCTTCGTTGCGTTCTTTTTGCAACTCCTCCAGCCTGTCAGCCGCCTCACGCAGGCACGTTGCCGGTATGTCGTCAGGCGACTGTATGTCGTTGGCTAAAATCCGCAAAGCTGCGGCCAGTGTTTCTGTTTTTGATTTCATAATTTATTCTTCCCATTTACCAAGCGTGCGCAGAAATGCCTCTGCGCGTTGGCGAGCGGTTGCTCGGAAATACCATTGCTCGTCGTTGCGTTCGATATTTCGAGCCATGCGCCATAGTTGGTCGTCGGTTAAACTCCATTCGGCATCATGCATTGCGTTGAGGTCGTTGCAGTATGGTAATGGTTCGATAATGCTCTCAACTATGCTATTAACGTTTGTGCGGATCCATAACCAAGGCACACCGTTTGTTTCTTCTTTTGGTTTCCAACCACACGCCTTAGCGATGGCCGCGTTAATTTGTTCGTTAGTCATACTTCTCCCTCCTCGCGTTCAATTGCTCTGTAAAGTTCTGCCTGTTTTAGCTCGTGATAAGCCACCAAAAGCCGCAACACACATAACAGCGTGGTGTCATTTTCTGTTTCCGCAAAGTCTTCCACGTAAGCGGCGATGCGATTTAATTCTAAGCTGTGGTTTTCGTTGTTCACAAATTTGCCTCCGCTATCTCCAGCAACTGCTCGTGCAGTCCCTCAATAGTTCCGTCGTTGAGGATGCTCTGGTCGCTATGGATCCTTCGTTGCCCCGCCTCCGACTCGTGCTCGCCGACCTCCAGCCCCTCGCGTAGTACCCGGACGATGATGCCGCCCTCAGCGCGGATGAATTCAGCCTCGTTAGCAAACCGAACGTCGGTAAATACGCACGGCCTGCCACGCATTGCCGCTCGTGCGTGGTTGATCCAGTGGTTGGGGTCATACGCCCTCATCGCCATGCCCAGATCGCAGAGCAGTTGCCGCCCACGGTCGTCTTTGCGTCCGTCCCATCCGAGGTATATCGCCCGACCTTTTAGAGCGTCCGCAAACGCAACGCGCTTCCAGCCTCGGTCCATTAATACCAAAGCTGCCGTGTCCTTGCCCGCGCCTGCAAGCCCGATTAGTCCTATGTGTTGTTTTTTCATTTTGTTGTTTGTGTTCTACCGAAAAACCGCATCCACGTTGCCCGATTTCGCATTATCTGCCGCACTCGCCACTCTGGCCAGCCGTAGACATGCGCAACGTACCGCACCTGCTCCTCGGTGACGGCCCACGCAAGCGCCTCGTCGTCGCCCACGAGTAGCAGCCGCTCGGCGAGTTGTCCAGGCTCCCAGCCCATTTGCCAATCATTCACGTTCCTCCAGCCCCGTTAGGTCTGCAGGTTCGCCAATCTCGATGCCGCAGAGTTCACCAATTGCAGCCTGTCGCAACGCCTCGCGCATGGATTCCAGTTTGTCGTTCCGCATTGCCAGCCGAAAGTTGAGATTGTCGAGAACTGCAATTTGCCGCTCGTACGCCTGACATTGCAGACAGTCTGTTGTTTTTTGACCAGTTTCCATGAGTTTTGATGTAATTTGCAGGCTATCTGCGGGGTGAAGGGGTAAGTTTGGTACTTTTGTATAGAAAATTTATTATATAGAGAGAGTGTATATATAGGACAAAAGTCGCGAACTTACCCCGCAACCCCGCAATCGGTAAGCTGAAGCTGCCATTCAACCACGTCTCTTTTGCCTGTATGGCGAGTAACAATCAGCCCCATCTGCGTCTGATAACGTCGAGAGTCGTCGTGTATGCGTCCAAGATATCGGCCCAACAGCGCCGGATCGTCGTGCAGTAGATTCCGAGCCTGGTACTGAGTCCCCTCGTCATTTCGCAGGTCGTCCAAAATCATGCGGGAAGTAATGTGCCCGTGGTTACGCAAAATGCCACGTTCCAGCGCGTGAACGATGAGTTGCGCCACATTGTACTCGGGAGATTGCGACGCCAATAACGCAACAACGTAGGAATCTTGATAACAAGACACGCCACTGCGGCTGTCGAGCAACTTTGCTGGAATCTGATGTTGATCTAGCCAGCCTGCAAATGCTGGCAGTTCTGATTCAATTTGATCGCCATAAATCTTCCAATCGTTGTTTGACTCGGTGGCCATTGTCGGCATGGCGTAGCCACACCGAAAAAGATGAATTTTGTCCTCAATATCTGGTGTCAGCGGTGGCAAAACCTTAATTGCGTCATCCTGGTCGTTGCACAAAATGAACAACCTCGCAAAAGCTTGCACCGTAATTTGCGTCTTGTGCTTTGCATGAAACGACGGTGTTGCGCCATA